GTGGATCTAGCTTTAGATGTTTAGATGGAAAATGCCAAGAAACTTATTATGGATATTATCCAACAATTGTAGACTGTATTGTTAATTGTCCATTCCCAAGAGTTACTCCTTCACCCTCATCACCACCTCCAACATCACCTCCAACCATTTATTATTATAAGTGTGATGGTTCAAACTGCATAGACTGTGAACAAAATCCAAGTTCTTGCACAGACAAAGACTGTGATAATCCCAATTATTATTGCTCCACAGTGAAAAATACAGCAAGTCAAAACTGCACAAATAATTGCTTGCATGAAGGGGATTGTTTTGACACAATGGGATGTCATTTCCTTTGGGGTGCAGATTCTTGGTCAGTTTCAAGTAACGACTGTCCTAGTGGATGTGGTTGTCGTTCTATTCAAGAAATAAACATAAGCTTCCCACCAAGTAGTACCGGGTATCCAGGCGCCATCCTTGATGAAAAATGCTGCGGTTATAACTCGCAGAGTACATTAAGATGTCAAAATCCATACCCAGGTTTCATGTTTGTATCAGAAGACCGCATAGAATGGTAATAATAAAATGACAAGTTATTCTGTGTATGTTGGTGAGAAAGATTGTGGATTTATAATTTCCGACTCATTATATGAAGCGGAACAAAGGGCATATGATCTATATCCCGAAGAAGAAAAAGATGAGATTACTGTTTCTTTTGCAGAAATTATTACTTTGCAAACCAAATAGTATATTTGACTTCTCTATTGTTCTCAGAAACACTCCATAAAAAAGTATCACACTGATCTATCTTTGATACGAAGTCTATAACAAAACTAGTTGTATCCTCAGAAACAGGCATCACAGAGGATTGCCCAGAGCTTTCTTTATTTACTACTTTAACTATTTTTACATTTGATGGTTTGTAGTAATCGCTTGTTCTAAACGCTAATATAACGTTTAGAAACAACGAAGTTATTAAAATATATGTGTGAAAGTTTTTCATGACTCTTCAGTTTTTGATGCTGCTTCTTCAAGAAGCTTGTCTACAGCATCAAGATATTGAGATTCGGTGATAACACCACAAAGATACATTGTGTATAAATCAGCTTTTTCCATGACAACTCCTTTAAAGTATATCTCTAACAATATATATATATTAATATGAAACTATATTTTAAACAATATATCAACGAAGCTATAGAAGTAGACACTCCAGAAGCCAAAGAATTAAGAAAACTGGTTGATACTGGAGAATACCGATCTGGTGACTGTTATGTTTGCTCAAGACGCTTTGCAATGAAGATAAATGGAGATTATGTAGAAGGTGTTTTAATGGGAGGATACCCCAGAAGAAAGATTCTTCATGCTTGGGTTGAAAAAGATGGCTTTGTGTATGATCCTACAACACCAGAAGCACTACCCAAAGAAGAATATTACAAAATATACAATGCTAAATCCCATTATAAATCAGATGGAGTTAAAGCAACTTTAAAATCATCAAGAGAAAATAAACCAGGACCGGTTGGAGAAGTTCCAGAGGGATTTGAATTCAAAGATGGTGTGTGGAAATCATGACTTGCACTTGCAGTTTTTGCAATCACAATTTTCGCAATCACACTTAGAGCAATCTTTTTGTTTAGAACAAGCCGAACATGAGCATTCACATTTATTTTTTATCCAATTTTTGAAATTCATAATTTTCCTTAATTAAGATAATCTAAATCTGTTACTGGCACTACTCTTAGTGGATCACCGTATTCAAAGCCATAATCTGCCGGATCAAGGTTTGTTGGATCTTGTGATCCGTTTTCGTCCCAATCGCAATATATTACAACATATCCAATTGTGCCGTCAGGTGAATTTCCACCCACAGCAACCTCAGATTGAGGGGTAATTTGTTTTACAAGTCTCCAAGTAACCATACGTAAGCCATTTGATAGTTCTAAGTGAATTGTGTTGCCCAAGTCCTGTAGTTTTGTTCCAACTCCAAGATTATAACCATTTTCATCGTCAGCCGAGATTGATGTTTTGATAAAAGTAGCATCAAAAAAGTCATATAATTTGTCGCTATCTGTGAATATTATTTTGTTGCCAACTTCTACCATCGAAGGATCAGAAATTCTAATATCTTCTAATGCAGAATTAACATCAGAGATTGGATAAAGCCAAATTGTGTTAATAACAGTATTCCAGAATTCTGGATTAGCATATTTAACAATATCGTCAAAACTTTCACCATCTTTTAGTCTTCCTACTTTTTTTCTGTTTCCCTCACTGTCAACAACCATTATGTCGTTGAATGTTCTTTGAAGGCTAACTCCGTTTAATAAAGAGCTGTCTAAGCCGCCTTCGGATGCTAAATTTACTACGTCTGGTGTTAGTTTAACTATATAATTTGACATAAAATCTCCTATTTTAAATATATATTATTTTAATACATATATTATTATGAAATTCAGAAAATGGGTAGAAAACAAAGAAAACAAACCAACTATAGCTTATGGTGGATTCTTTAAAGACGGCAGAGTAATTGTCTATGTCGATAGAAAAAGATACGAATACGTAACAGATGCTGTTTATCACGAAAAATGGAAACGAATGATCGCCAGAGCTCCATTTAAAGTATTAAATGAAATTAAGAAATTGGCTATTAAGCAGCCGGGAGAAGAAGTTTAAAAGCCTATTTTCTCTACCTTATTAACGTCTTTGTTTTTGCGTAAACTCTCAATAAAAGACTTCACATTCTGAAGTTTATCTATTTTAACTTCATAACTAGAATCAGAGTTTTGTTTAACACTAACTACATTTCCACCATTGGCTGAAACTATATCTGAAATGGCTTCTATATTGTTGGTGTCTAAAACAATTGTAATATTTTTGTCAGAAAAAGCATTATATGAAACACCAACAATTAAAAATAAACAGAAAGTTAGTGCAAAAGCGGCAGGCTTAAACCAATTTATAGAAGATTTTGGTGGCTCAACTATTCGTCCCATATCAACAACAAGATTGTCATCTGTGGATCCACTCTTTCGTAGAGAATTCATGTATCCAGGAAGGTTTTCAAGGCTCATTGGGGGTTTGTTGTTCATGTAGGTATATAGAAGAATAAAACAAAATATTTTGACTCACATGGAGCTGGTGCGAAAAAACAAATAAAAATTATTGTTTAAATTTTACGAATTAGACCAAAAAATACAAGAAAATAATAACTTTAAATTAGCAGCAAAGTATATTATTGAAAACAATGTAGATTTAAATGAGTTTTTAGATAATATATTGATTGTATTGAGTGAAGAAGATGAACAAAAGCCAGGATTCTTCCAAAGAATAAAGCAAAATGTTTCAAATATGTGGAATAAATTCAGAGGAAATCCTTATGATGTTGAAAGTGTAACAAACGCATTATTGAAGGTATCTCAGTTTTTAAACGGAAACGAACAATTAAAAAATACTTATAACGATGAAATAAATGCTTTGGCAAACGTAGTTAAAAACATACAAGCAAAAAGCACTTTAGTACCAACAACAGAAGTCAAACCAACACCAGAAGCAGAAGAAGCCAAACCAAAAAATGAAGATTTAATGCAAAGTTATATGAAAAGGCTTACTTATGGAAAGCCTGTTGATATATTAGTTGGTTCTGCTCATGAAAATTCAGCTAAACTTTACGCAGCAGCTTTAGCAAAACAAGATCCTCGTGAGATTGAAGAAACAAAAGATAGATTAATGGATTCTTTAAAACAAAAAGTTTCTATTATGGAAAAACGTCATGGCAAGGACGTACTTTCTCAGTCTGCAATAAAACAAGTTTTTGATCATGAAACTTGGGCTTTGTGGGATATAGGCAAACAATTATATATGATGGAAAATCCTTCAAAAAGCGGAGCAGGCTACACGCTGGGCAATCCAATAGTGGATAAGAACATACAAGAAGATATAACAGATAGAATGATAGGATGGGCTGTTACAGGTGGTGGAACAATAGATCTAAATAATCCAACTGGACCAAGATTGCCAAAACCTATGAGTAGCTTAAAACTAGCAGAGATAGGTAAAAAAGTTCTTGATCAAGCAACACTTGATACAATGGGTAAGTGAAAATTATGAATATGGTGATCCGCTTTTAGTGAGAGTGGTTGAGTAGGCTTGGCTTTTTTTGTCTCGCATGGAGCTGGTGCGAAAATACAAATAAAAATTATTGTTTAAATATTAAAAAATAATTTTATATTTTGCAATATTTTCTTTTAAATTCTTCTTCATCATAATTGTCTGCCTTTGATATATTCTCTGGACCTAACATGGGTCTTAAGTTTTCCAAAGCGTTAATAATTTTTAAGTCCAAGATTCCATGATCTAAAAATGCTTTAATTGGAAATATATGATCTACATGCCAAACCTTATCTTTACACTTTTCATAATCTTGGTGGCTTAATATATGAACTTGTAGTTGTTGTGGAGTGTAACCCAATAGCTCGTGTGTGTGGCGTGTCTTACACCCACCAGAAGCGTTCATAAACCTTCTAATATGTTGTTCGCACATTTTACGAAACTTTTTACGTAGATTAACAGCCTCTCTATCCGGATCGTACATGTGACAATTAGCACCAGATACTTTTAAATTACCACACTTTTTACAATTAGGATATCTTTTAAAATTAGTTAAATATGCTTCTGATTCTCTACCACATTTACAAATATATTTAATTCTTGTTTTTCTAAACCGTATCCAGGATTCAATAAATTTACAATTATTTTTTTCACATATTTCTTTTATTTCATTATCTTTGGTTCTATTATTCTCGGAATTAAATTTAGCCATACAATTTCTGCATTTTCTTCCAAGTTTAACATCTCTTAGCCTTATATTTGTTATGTTGCCGCAACAGCAGATTGCTTGCATTTTAACACCATTGTTTACATATTCTTTATCTAAAAGAGTGAATCCGTTGTCTTCAAAGATTTTTTTTGCTTCCCCATAGGATAGCTTGTTATAAGCAGTTCTCATGTTTTCTTTCTACGTTTGACTTAATATAGTGTATATTACAAAAAAACCTTGGCTGTTTCCAGCCAAGGTTTAGTTTGTGTGAAAATTTCACGCAGATCAGATGACCGCTAGACAATAAAGTTAGCGATGTTCAATCTTGCATAAAATTTTGCTCCCTCCCTTAACAATTTTTTCCCATATCGAGTTAACAGACCCTTTCTTGGGGAGAAGGAATCTGGGTCTAACACGACTGGTGTCTGTGTGAGTGGCACGTATGGGCAATAGAAATATCCACTGTCCATATAGCTGTCACCCTTATAACCCATAAGGAGCTGTCCGGTTGGGAACAGTGGATCCTTATACAATCTCCAACGATTGTTTACAGTACCGACATACTGGATGCCGAGTGAGCTTGTAAATGTTTCTGAAGGAGCTGGGGCGAAACCAGCGGTAGCTGTTTCGAAAACTGAAGCAACTTCTGGTGATGTAACAATGAAGTTAGCACCGCCACGAAGTGTCTTACGATGGATAACGTTGCTGACTTCAACAACCTTAACGTATAGTGACTCATACTTTTCCTTGATGGTATCACCAAGAGCAGTATTGAAGTCCCAAGCTGAAACAGTACCAGCGTTATTGCGGAGGTCACCAAGAACTTCACGATCGATTTCAAGGTTGATTTCCTGAGCAAGAACGGCAGTTAGCTCAGCCTCGGCGTCGAGGTTGTGCTGTGAGCGAAGATCTTGCTGAGCTTCGTAGCTCCAAACTGCTTTCAGTTTGCGAGTCTTAGCGGCAATTTCCTGGCTCTCGATTGTCAGATTGATCTCTGGCATATCGGGGTTGTTTTCCATGTTGTATTCATAGCTGATTACAACTTTTGAACCACCCGATGAACCTGTCCAAGTTAATGCAAGAGCACCATCAGCTAAGCTGAGTGTACCACTGGCAACATAAGCACCACCACTAACGTCAACGTTAGTGAGGCTTAGGCTGCTGCTGTTTGCAGGAACAACGAATGTCTGAACAACTGTTACACCGTCATAAACGGTACCAGTGACAGTACCAGCAACAACTGGAACATGCTCAAGTGTGGCACTTGTGACGTTGCCTGAAACACTAGCATGAACTTCGTTCTGAACGAACTGATGTGAATAGAAAACGTCAAGGTTAGCAGTGCCGTCAGCAAGCTGCTGTAGTGAGTTAGCATCATCGCCGGGGAATCCGACTTTGTTGCTAGCACCACGGATGGCACCCTTGTCGCTTCCGTATCTAAAACGGAGATAGTAAACGAGACCGGTTGGTCCGAGCAATGGCTGGACTGAAACGATCTTGTTTGCAATCAACTGTGGATAAACTCTACGAACGAGTGGGATGCTGATTCTCTTGAATTGAGCAACGTCACCTGTGTCAGTAGCAGACTCATTGATGAGTCTTTGGTTTTCAAGAAGTACGGCTGTATTGGATCGGACAGTACGATCTTCGATTCCATCTAATAAGCCAGTCTTCTTCCAACGAGATTCTAACTCCTTTGCCTCGTTAAGAAATTTAGCATTGATATTCATAATTAACCTTTTCTATAAAAAACTTTGTTTAAAAAATCCTTTTTTATACCTTAATTGGTTCTTTTAACACCAGCTAAGACTTGTAAATCGTTAAAGTCACTTGATTCACTAGCATTTTCCGCAATGATAGCTTCACCAGCAACTATTTGTCCTCTCCCCGATACATTCTTACTTCTTTCGACTCTTTCATTCTGTTCATTAACAATCTCAGCCTTCTTAGCTTCAACTACAACTTCTTTCTGTTCACTGATAACATTGTGAGCAGCTCTGACAGCTTCGTTGAGCTTGGTGTTCTCTGTGCTTAAGCGAATGCTTCTGGCTTCGAGAAGTTTGATTTGACCCTTGAGGTCATCAATAGCCTTCTTTGATTCTTCAAGCTTGGCACCTGAAGCAGCAGCATAATCTTCGTCGCTTAAGTAATCACTTGTAATATCAACGATCTTGTCGAAGGCACTCTTGTGCTCAGCCATTCTTGGATCGTTCATAATATCAGTCTTAGCTTGTTCATAAATCTCAGATCCCTTGAACTGTAGGAACTGATCGACTTTATCAACAATGTATTCTTTCATCTCAGCGAGCTTCTTGTCATACTCTTCGTATAGGGAAACTTCGAGATTACCATTCTTGCTTCTTTCTTCTTTGAGCATTTGGTAAGCTTCTTCGTAACCCTCTTCAAGAGCAGCTTCATACTCTTCGCTTTGAACTTCGAGTCTATTTCTTAGCTCACTGATAATTGAGTAAGCTTCGGTATAACCCTTCTCAGCGACAGTTTCGGCGTCTTTGAGTTCCTTGGAAAGCTCAGCATAAGCTTCCTCAAGTTTGTTGTTGAATTCAGTCTCTAACTCTGTCTTAGCTTCCTTCAGCATCTCCTCAATGGCTGAAGTAACTTCACTAACTTGATCTTCAGGCAACAGTTTCTCAAGTGCCTCTTGGATTTTATTGTTCATGAGCCTACACCTCGCTTTAATGAATTGGTTGAATTTTCTATTAATGTACCTAAGCAAGCAATTAAAGCTTGTTTATTCACTTTATATATGCTTGAGCTTTCATTTTTTCTCGAAAATTCTTCCACCGCAGAAGAATTTTCCATACTCACCACTGAACTTTCCTTTTTGGATGGAACTTTTTCTTGGTAAGCAGCAAATGTGCTTGGATCGGCAACTGCATCGAATGTTATTAACTTGTAGCTTTCGCCAATTACAAGTATTCCATTCTCGTCAACTTTGCCATTACCAACACCTCTACTACTGATGCCAATTCTAACTCCATCGTTTAAAAGACTTTTCAGTATTTTTCCATGAGGAGTGTTGAGGATTTCCCCTTCACCCATCATTACGTTTCCGTCCCACCAGAGCTTTGTAATAACATGGCTTGCCTTTTCAAAGTGAATGATGCTATCAGTTGGATGATCCAACTCACCAATCAAGCCTCTGTGTTTTACGCACTCTTGTAATTTCTTGACGTTCTCATCGAGTACGCCAAATGGGTACATTCTTTTGTTTTTATTAATTGCTTCTGCTTCTTGGAATTTACCTCTGAATTTGGTGAGCCCTTTATCGCTCACCGATTCATTCAAATCCATTGTGAAGCCAGAATTCTGACAACTGTCTATGAATAGTATTTCTTTCATAATTACTCCTTAAATTATTTGGCTAAGGGATTGTTGAGATTGGGCCATGTATCCTTGCCTTGATGTGTGCCCAGATCGTCACTATCCTTGTCTACTCCTTTATCGCCTTTCATGGTAAATTCCATTGATCCTGGAACATAAGGATTGCTTAGTGAAGGATATGTGTCTTCTCCACCAACATTTCCCCATGCGTTATTCATGAGTTCGTCATCAAGATCATTCTTGATTGTTTTGCCGTCACTTACTGGACTCTTGCCAGCGTCTACTACACTGGAATCTTCAGCATCAGCGGCGGGTGAATAACTCTTCTTGGCATGAGAGTGAACCATTGGATGATCACCTGTGGCTGATACATTTGGTTCCATTACTTCCCAATCCATTGATCCGAGATTGCTCTCGTAAATATCTCTGAGATAGTTGGCAACAAACTCAGCAAGCTGAACATCTGGCTCTTGCTCTTTGTTTACAACATAAATGCACTCTTGCATGAGCTGAGTTACTTCACCTACTATTTCCTTTTCTCCGAGGCTTTCTGCAAGACTCTTCAGACTATCGAGGGCTTCATATAGATCAGAGAACACTTTTAGTTCACCTGCTTCTGAAGCATCAACATAGTTGTAAAGTTTGTTTGCAACGTCCTTGAATTCAACATACTTATCTTCGCTCTCTAGCTTAACGCCAGTGAGGTTAACAATCTTTGATACTCTGTCTGCGTATGCATCGAAAGCGGTTCTTAAGATTGCTTCGGAGATGAATTCACATGTGTTATCGTCATAATTTCTGGCACCAGCCATCTCAAGAGCACTCTTTACTGTTTCAGCCATTTCTGACTGTGTGAGATAAAGAGCTTCTGGGAAACTGGCAACTACGTTCTCAAGAGCTGTTTCTAAGCCATTGTTGTTTGAAACATTGTTTTGTTTCTTGATTTCAACAATGTGCCTGGCGAACTTTTCATTTTCGCAAAGCTTCTTAGCCTTGTTTCTTAGAACCTTAACTTCGGTATCCATGGTCTTCCAATCAAAGCTCAGAATCTTACCTTCATTCTTCTTGAGATCTGATGGGATCTTAACAGCAACTACATTGCCCTTATCATCATGGTCTACGATGCATTCCTTATAGAATGGACCCATTTCTTTGTGATTTACATAACCAAGAACGTTCTCTGTTAAGGTGTTCCATTCTTTCATGGTCTTAACAACATATGTTCTGGCTCTTGGGTTTGACATACCCTTGAGTTTTCTCTTAGCTGGGGCTGTTAGAGTTTTAAAAGCACTCTTCATACCCTTTCTCTTTCTCTTGGTCTTCATCATGTTAATTATACGCTTTCTAACAAGCGATCTGGGCTGGCGTTTGTTCTTTAGCTTACTACGTCTGCCACGTGGATTTGATATCTTTACTTTGTAGCCCTCAGTTATGCTTCTTTTTACACTTGGGAGGTTAAGATACTCAGCAAGTTTGGCACCAGCTTCTTCTTCTTTGTTTTCAATTAGATCATCAACTAATGATGAAATAAGCTTCTTTGACTCATTCTTTTCGCTATCTTCGTCCACCACTAGCTCTTCTACATTCTCAAGGCTTAAGCCACTTTCATCGAGTTTGTAGCTGGCACGAACATAGTCCTGATCAAGAGTCTTATAAACAGCTTCTGACTCGTTGAAGAAAACTAATTCAAGTTGCTCGGCTTCTAAGACGTTAGCTAGAACTTCTTCTGCATTAACTAACTGCTCTTGAATTTTAGAAATGGATGCCTCTTCCATTTTCTTCAAGGCATCATAGCTGATTAATTTACGCTTCATAATTTTATAACTCCCTAGGTAAGTTTTGATCTTCTGACAAAAATCCTCTAATACGGTATATCAACTATTTTATGATCACTTGATCACAAACAGACTGGTTGATAATCAGCCTTGTGGATTTTGTTCCACAACATTATGTATATATGATCGTGAGTTTAAAATTTTTCTTAAAAAATTTATCAAGGAATATTTTAAAAACAAAACAGTATTGATATATACAATTGACTAACTTTAAATAGTCTAAAAACCTAATTATTAAGAGAGAAATTATGAAATCTTTTCAACAATATATTGAAGCTCTTGACACTGGTCTTCGTGGAGAACTTGAAAGAAGTGTAGGAAACGCTTCTTTTAACCAAGATCAAGAAAAAGCTATAGCATCTGTCACCAATTTAATCATGATGGCAGCTAGTGAGTCACCAGCCAGGCTCATGACTATGTTAAAAACATTGAGTTCAAGTGATCCAAGCATGAGGGCTGTTTATGATCAAATCGATGTTAGCGCTCTAAGAATGGCTGCTAAGAAGCATGTAAACCCAGAAGTTCCTTCTGATAACGACAACACAATTGCTACATCACCAGATGATGCCGCTAGACATGGTGTCTGATGAAAAGCTTTAATGAATGGGTTTTAACAGAGGAAGCTAAAAAATCTTCTCCTAAAAAGAAGACTGAGAAAAAGCCTTCTAAAAAA